GAAACCGGAGTAACCCATGACCCTCAAGACCATTCCGGCAGCGCCGGAGGCCCGGCCGCGCGCGCAGATCCAGTGCGACCTGATGCCCCTGGCCCTGGAGCGCTGGAACCCGGCGATCAAGGCGGCGGCGTCCGACGACACCACGATCACCATGTACGACCCGATCGGGTTCGACTGGTGGACGGGGGAGGGCGTGACGGCCAAGCGCGTGAGCGCGGCGCTGCGCTCCATCGGCGACAAGGACGTGACGGTCAAGATCAATAGCCCCGGCGGCGACGTGTTCGAGGGCCTGGCCATCTACAACCTGCTGCGCGAGCACAAGGGCAAGGTGACCGTGCAGGTGCTGGGCCTGGCCGCTTCGGCCGCCTCCTTCATCGCCATGGCCGCCGATGAGGTGCAGATCGCCCGGGCCGGCTTCCTGATGATCCACAACAGCTGGACCATCGGCGCGGGCGACCGCAACGAGCTGCGCGAGATCGCCACCTTCCTGGAGCAGATCGACGGCACCCTGGCCGACATCTACGCGGTGAAGACCGGCGACAAAGCAGCGGCCATGGCCAAGATGATGGACGTCGAGACCTGGATGGGTGGCACCGCCGCCGTCGAGGCCGGCTTCGCCGACAGCCTGCTGGACTCCGACGCCACCACCGAAGACACCAAGGCGGCAGCGCCCCACCAAGTGGCCGCGCGCCGCATGGACACGCTGTTGGCCAAGCAGGGCATCCCGCGCGCCGAGCGCCGGGCCCTGATTCAGGAACTCAAGGGTACGCCTGGCGCTGCCCCTGACGGTACGCGCGACGCTGCCGACCACCAGGCCGACCTGGCCGAACCCATCGCCGACCTGCAGGCCGCCCTGGCCCGCTTCGCGGCAGCCGCTACCCGATAACGAGGAATCACCATGAGCGACATGTCCACCGCTGACCTGCTGAAGAAGGTCTCCGCAGAGCTGAAGACCGCCACCGACGAGTTCAGCAAGACCGCCGACAATGCACTGAAGGAAGCCCAAAAGGCCGGCAGCCTGTCCGCCGAGACGAAGAACGTCGTCGACGAGCTCGCCACCAAGTTCAACAGCCTCACCGAAGCCGAGAAGGCGCTGAAGGCTCAGCTCGGCGAGCTGGAGCAGGAGTTCGCCCGCATCCCCGGCCAGACTCAGGCCTCGGCGCGCGATACCGTCGGCGGCCTGGTCATCAAGAGCGAGGCCCTGAAGCAGTTCGCGGCCAGCGTCGAGGGCGGCAAGCGCGTCAGTGTTCCGGTCCAGGCTGCACTGATCAGCTCCGGCGTCGCCTCCGGTGTAGTCGAGCCCGATCGCTTGCCTGGCATCGACGTTCGTCCTAAGCAGCGCCTGTTCATCCGTGACCTGATCGCTCCCGGCCGCACCACCTCGCCGGCGATCTTCTGGGTGCAGCAGACCGGCTTCACCAACAACGCCGCTGTGGTGCCGGAAAACACCGCCAAGCCGTACAGCGACATCACCTTCGCGACCCAGATCACTCCGGTGACCACCATCGCGCACATGTTCAAGGCGTCGAAGCAGATCCTGGACGACTTAGCCCAGCTGCAGTCCACCATCGACACCGAGATGCGCTACGGCCTGAAGTACGTCGAGGAGCAGGAAATCCTTTTCGGCACCGGCACCGGCGCCCATCTGAAGGGCATTGTTCCCCAGGCTACCGCCTACTCCAAAGCGTTCAGTGTCGCCAACCAGACCGGTATCGATGATCTGCGGCTGGCCATGCTGCAGGCTCAGCTGGCGCGCCTGCCGGCCTCCGGCCACGTCCTGCACTTCATCGACTGGGCGAAGATCGAGCTGACCAAGGACACCCTGGGCCGCTACATCCTGGCCAACCCGTTGGGCCTGGCCGGTCCGTTGCTGTGGGGCCTGCCGGTGGTGGCGACCGAAATCGCTGCTTTCCAGGGCAAATTCCTCACCGGTGCCTTCCAGACTGGTGCCCAGATCTTCGACCGCGAAGATGCCAACGTGGTGATCTCCACCGAGAACGCCGACGACTTCGAGAAGAACATGATCTCGATCCGTTGCGAAGAGCGCCTGGCCCTGGCCGTGAAGCGTCCCGAGGCCTTCATCTACGGCTCCTTCACCGCGCCGGCTTCCGGCTCCTGATCCAGCAACCGGGCCGCTTCGGCGGCCCCATGGAGTGACCGATGAAATTGCGAACCCTTCGCCCGCTGTTCTTCGGCATGACCACGCTTCCGGAAGGCCGCGTGTTCGTCACCGACGAGCAGCACGGACGCGATCTCCTGCGGAATGGCTTCGTCGAGGAGCATGCGGGGAAAGAAGAGCCCGAGCTCACGCTGAGCAACGTCTCGATGGCGCCGCCCAGCGGGCTCACCAGCGCTTCACTCGCCGGCACCAACCCAGCTACAACCACCACCGCTCCAGCCTTCAAGGCTAAGCACAAGGGTGGCGGCAAGTGGATTGTGGTCGACGCTGAAGACAAGCAGGTCGGCGCCTTCACTGGAAGCCAGGACGAGGCCAAGGAAGAAGTAGCCCGGCTGACCGCCGGCGGCGAACCCGCTGCGGCCAAGGAGTAACCGATGTCCGTGATCAGCATAGCGATCGCCATGCAGCACCTGCTGGCCGAAGAAGAGGATCAGGTCCTGGTCCAGGCCATGCTGGATGCGGCCGAGGAGTCGGCCAGCCAGTACATGCAGCGGCGGTTCTATGCCGATCATGCCTCGCTGGACGCCGCCCAGGCCGAAGTGCCGGCGGCGATCAGCTCCACCCGCATCCGCTACGAACAGGCCGTGGCTGCCGCTGACGTGGTGGTGGACATAGAAGACCGCCGGGGTGCGCTTGATCGTGCCGCCCAGGCGTTCGCCGATGCTCGGGCCGAAGTCGAGATGAAGGCCCGGGGCATCGTCATCAACAGCGCAATCCAGGCCGCGTGCCTGCTGATCCTCGGCCACCTCTTCGCCAACCGAGAGGATGTGGCCACCGGCGTGACCGTCGCCGAGATCCCCATGGGCTCCCGGCACCTGCTGGCGCCGTACCGCACCGGGATGGGCGTGTAATGCGTGCCGGCCAGCTCCGGCAGCGCGTGATGCTGCAGCGCAACGGGCGCCACCAGGACCCAGACACCGGCGAGATGATCGACGGCTGGTCGAACCTGACCGACAAGCCCATCCCGTGCTCGGTCGAACCGGTGAGTGGCCGCGAGTTCATTGCCGGCCAGGCCACCCAGAACGAGGTGACGGCCCGCATCGTCATCCGGTACCGGGCTGGGGTGATCGCCGCCATGCGCGCAGTGCACCGTGGTGTCATCTACAACATCAAGGCCGTCCTGCCGGACAAGAAATCCGGGCGGGAATACCTCACCCTGATGGTTTCCGGCGGACTCGACGAGGGCTGACCATGATCACCTTCACCCTCAAGGGAGTGGACGATGCGATTGAGCGCCTGACCCAGCTGCCTGAGAAGGTCCAGCGCTCTTCGGTGCGCCGGGCCGCGCGGGCTGCGATGAAGATCGTCCGCGACGAGGCGGTTGACAGGGCCAATCAGCAGGATGACCCCGAAACGCCCATGAACATCGCAGACTTCATTGTGATCCGCGAGGGCACGATCAAGGGGCGGCGCGAGGGCGGCATCGTCATGCGCGTCGGCGTCATGGGCGGCGCCCGCTACGACAAGAACTCACCGAACCCGACCTACTGGCGCTTCGTCGAGCTGGGCACCGAGCGCTCCAGGGCCCGGCCATTCATGCGGCCGGCGCTGGACAATAACGTGCCGGACGTCATCCAGACCTTCATCGACGTGCTCGACGAAGAGCTGAACAAGGAGCTGGTCTGATGCTTCCCCCTCTGTTCAAGGCTGCGGCGGCATCCGCCGAGGTCAAGGCGCTGCTGGGCAGCGACCCGGTGCGGGTCTATCCCTTCGGAGAGGCCGAGGAGGGCACCGCGCTGCCGTATGCCGCATGGCAGGTCATCAGCGGCAGCCCCGAGAACTACCTGTCCGGCAAGCCGGACGTGGATGGCTTCCGCACCCAGGTGGACGTCTACGGCACCTCCGCTGCTAGCACCCGCGCAGCTGCTACGGCTCTGCGCGATGCGCTCGAAGGCGTGGCCTACCTGGTGGCCTACAACGGCGAGAGCCGCGACACCGAGACCAAGAATTACCGGGTCAGCTTCGACATGGAGTGGACTGTGCTCCGCTGACCCTTCACTGACTCACCCCTCGACCCGCTCCGGCGGGTTTTTTCATTCCCGCAGGAGACGCTCCATGTCCATGAAGACCCAAGGAACCCAGGTCTATGTCCTGGCCCCGCCCGCCAGCGGCACTGGTGCCAACACCGTGTTGGAGATCGAGGGCCTGACCGCCTTCAACCCAGGTGGCGCGCCGGCCGACCAGATCGACACCACCACCCTCAAGGACAAGGCCCGGACCTACCTGAAGGGGCTGCGCACCCCGGGTAGCGCCTCCGGCACTGTCCTGGCAGACCCGGCCATCGCCAGCCATGTCCGCCTGGCTCAGCTCGCTGGCGACGATAGCAACGCCAACCTGAAGTTCGCTGTGGGCTTCTCCGACGGCACTGCGGCACCCACGGTCGCCAGCGGCGGAAGCGATTTCACCCTGCCCACCAGCCGTACCTGGTTCACCTTCGACGGCTACGTCTCTGACTTCCCGTTCGACTTCGCCACCAACACCGTCGTGAGCACCGCGTTGTCCATTCAGCGCTCGGGCCCTGGTGCCTGGACGCCCAAGAGCGGCAGCTAAGGACTCCTCATGAAACTGAACGACCTGAAAGCCGCCGGCGCCTTTGTCGAAGCGGCGCCCGTGAAGAAGTCCGTCACCTGGGCCCACCTGGACGAGAAGGGCAAGCCCATCACCGACAAATTCACTGTGCTGGTAAAGCGGCAGTCTTTCGAGGTGATCGAGAAGCTCTACGCTCCGGACGAGGGCGAGGATGAGGCGGACGTGGCTAAGCGCAGCCGCAACGCAAAGCTGATCAGCGAATGCATACTGCTGGGCGAGCAGGGGGATGAGAAAATCCCCTATCAGGACGCGCTGAAACTCGAGCCCAACCTGGCCTTCGCGCTGCTCAACGCGGTGCATGAGGTCAACGGCATCGGGAAGACCGCCGCAAAAAACTAACCCCCGCCGATGAGGTGTGGCACGAACTGGTGCTGCACGGCATCGGCGGGCGCACGATCCTCGAGGCGAAGGCGCGGCTGACGTACGCCGAGGCGATGGACTGGTACGCCTACATCCGTCGGCGCGGCAGCCTTAACCTGGGCAATCGCCTGGAACACGGCTTCGCCATGCTGGCCACGGTGCTGAGCCGCATCCATGGCGGAGAGGTGGAGATGGAGGCCTTCATGCCATACGAGGCAGCGCTGGCCCGGGAACAAGACGATTGGGCGACCATCTCCGTCGAGCGCGCGCGGGAAATCTGGCATTGATCGCCCGCTCTGGCGGGCCAGGAGCAAGCAATGCTGCGCGACGATGAAGCCTCACGGCAGGCCTTTTATCAGGCTGTGCTTGCCTGCGGCTGGCTGAGAGGCATGCCGCCGGCCGCGAAAGTGTAGGCGGATTGTGCCGACCCTTCGCCTGCCGCGAAGACCCTGAACACCTGTTTCCTGTTCTAGGCCCCGCCATCGAGCGGGGCTTTCTGTTTGCGCAGTCTAGGCCCGTACAGCCGAAAGGCGGATGTCGCCCATCCGTCCGCTTGACTGCGCTCCTATTTCCGCTGGGCGAGGGCAAATTGATGAGCAACGTCATTCCGCTTCACTACAAAGAACTGACCGTACGATTCACCGGCGAGGGTTGGCTGCATGCCACTCACATCGCAGAGAGATTCGGGAGGCGCCTGGACCATTGGCTCGCGAACGCCGAAACCCTGGAGTACATCCAGGCTTTGGACGAAGTCCTGACCGGCGCGCCGAGCAAGATCCTAGATACCCGGAATTCCGGGTATGTACGTACCAGCCGTGCGCGGGTCGACCGTGGTGGCGGTACCTGGCTCCATCCCAAGCTGGCGGTAGCATTTGCCAGATGGTGCGATGCCAAGTTTTCCGTCTGGTGCGACCTTCACATCGATGCCCTGCTGCGCGGCGAACTCAACGAAAAGCAGCAGTTCGACCGCGCGTGCCGGCTCTACGCCGACGGCAAGGCAGTGGCCAGCCTCAGCGGCCGGGAGCTGGCGCGGTGGCGAGTTCGCAAGCCTGCGCTGGAACACCAGGTGGATTACTGGCGCGGGCAGTTGCAGCTGACCCTGGGGCTGGATGTGGCTTGACGCCCTACGGCGCCTGGCGCATGATCGGTCTGCCGCTGCAAATTCAGCGGCCTGGGATTGGCCTCCCGGAAGTCAAGGCGGACACGACCGCCATAGAGCGGTTTTTTTGTGTCCACTGCATGGCGCTGCCAGTTATGGGCGGGCCGTGTGGGCACTCGAAAGAGTGGCCGGATCCTTGACCCGGTAGGCCAACCCGCACGGTTCCGCCCTCCATTTGGCCTTGAGGGGCGGGCTTAGCCCAAGTCAAGGAGTTGCCGCCATGCAAGCACAAGTCATCCCGTTCAGCTTCAAATCCCGCCCAGTGCGCACCGTACTGATAGACGATCAGCCTTGGTTCGTCGCTGCGGACGTTTGCCGAATACTCGGCCAGAGCAATACCACGAAAGCCCTGAAATCACTGGATGACGATGAACGGTCTAACCTAAAGTTAGGCCGTCAAGGCAGCTCCAACATCATCAATGAGTCGGGGCTCTACACCCTAATCCTCCGTTGTGACGATGCGATCAAGAAGGGCAGTGACGCGCACTCTTTTCGTAAATGGGTCACCGCTGAAGTGTTGCCGGCAATCCGCAAGCATGGGCGCTACGACGACAACCAGGGGAAGATGGCGACATTGATTGGCCAGACCATCGGCACCGATGGCTTCCATGTGTTGAGCGCTGTGGTTGCCGGCAAGGTTCGTGCCTTGCCCAGGGAGATACAGCGCCGCGCCACCATGAAGCTGTGGGCTCAGGTCCATGCAGCTTTCAACGTTCGCAGCGCCGAGGACATCCCGGCGGCTCAGCTCGACAGCGCCCGAAACTTCATCGCCGCCTACGCCCTGGAAGGCGAGTGGCTACCCAAGGAGCACAGTCAGCCAGGCGCTGTGCACTACCCCGCTGAATGGCTGGCTGCGAACAATCCACACGCTCCGCAGTGCGCCGTAGTGCAGCGCAATGGGCGGCGATCCGTCCACCTGAGTGTGAGAACCCTGGTTCCCTGCGAATTCAAGTCGCCGATCTGGAGCCTGATCCGGCACCACAAGGCCGAGGGCGCCAACGTCGAAGCACTGGAGCTTGAGCTGAAGGCCTACCGCCACATCATCCAGAGCCAGTCTTCACTGCTTGATGATTTGGTCTGGCGCTGCAGTAACGCTAAGCAGCACGCCCCGTTCTTCAGCGTGGGGTAGCAGCACAGGAGCTGCACTCACCATTTCATAACCCAGCCTTGTGCTGGGTTTTGGTGTTGATGTACCTTCTGAGGCAGGATCAGACAGGGAAGGTGACATCAATGAGATTTTTAAAAATTGGATTAATATCTTTACTTCTGGGTGGCTGCGCTAGTTCTCCAATTCCGCCTTCTGAGGCCGATCAAGTCCCATTTGAATCTATCTACGGATTTACGAAAAAAACTAGCCCTGATGATGCAAGAATAATATTTACCCGAGATACGGGAATATCCTGTGGCCTATACGATCTTCACTTCATGATAGATGGTGAAAGGGCAGCTTCAGTAGGAACGGGGGAGGCAGCTACTTTCTATCACAGGCCTGGACCTGTGATGCTTGGCATCACCAGCAACGCAATGTGCGGTGGCGGCGGTTTGCAAGAACTTTCACTAGACCTAAAGCCAGGTTATTCATATCAGGTTCGAGGATCACGAGGAATAATGGGAGATCCTGCGATATCTCTATCTGGACGCCCTCCTTATCTTTATAAAAAGTAGTTAGGTGCACTTGCATGGATCCTGTATTCGGATTTCTAATATATATATTGGTTTTGTTCGTGGTATGTGTGGTTGCCAATAAGAGAGGACAGCGCTGGTGGCTGTATCTTTTAATTGCGCCTCTCTGTAGTTTTGTGTTTGTTGTTCTAAGTTCTTCTGCTGGAGCATCTTCTGTAGGCAGTGCATTGGTTGGGTTTTTGCCATTGCTTTTGTCGTTTATATTTACCTTTTCTAAAAAGACCTCAGAGCAAGCTGCGGTAACTGATGGCGAGAGCAGAACACACAAAAAATGCCCTTTCTGTGCTGAGCCGGTAAGGCTTGAGGCGATAAAGTGTAAACACTGCGGTAGCGAGTTGACTTCTTGATTTATCCATAAAACCAATAACCCGCTTCGGCGGGTTTTTTATTGTCCGGAGATTCTATGGCAACCCGCTCCCTCGGCAGTTTGACGCTCGACCTGGTCGCCAAGACCGGCGGCTTCGAGCAGGGCATGGACCGTGCCGCGCGCTCCATGCAGCGCTTCAAGGCCGAGACCGCCAAGCAGCAGAACGACCTGGAGAAGCTGCTGGGCAAGATCGACCCGGTAGTGGGGCGCCTGGGCGAGCTGGACAAGATGGAGCAGCAGCTGGCTGCCCATCGCAAGGCCAACCGCCTGCCGGCCGACGACTACGCCGAGTACCTGGGCAAGCTCAACGCCATGCGCGACGGGCTGACCAAGGCAACCTCGGCAAACGATAAGTACACCATGAGCGCCAAGGCCCAGGCCGCCGCGCTGCGTGGTGTGCCGGCGCAGTTCACCGATATTGTTGTGAGCTTGGAAGCTGGCCAAAACCCGTTGCAGGTTTTCCTGCAGCAGGGCGGTCAGTTGAAGGACATGTTTGGTGGCGCAGCTCCTGCCGCGCGCGCCCTGGGCGGCTATGTCCTCGGCCTGGTCAATCCCTTCACGCTGGCCGCAGCCGCGGCGGCCGCGCTCGCCTTGGCCTACTACCAGGGCTCCAAGGAGCAGGATGCCTTTCGCGTCTCCCTGGTCACCACCGGCAACCTCGCCGGCAAGAACACCGGGCAAATGGCCGACCTGGCCAAGGAGATCAGTGGCGTCACCGGTACCACCGGCGCCGCCTCCGAAGCCTTGGCGCTGCTGGTATCTACCGGATCGCTGACCAGCGACCAGTTCAAGGACATGGCCGTCGCCGCTGTGGCCTGGGAGTCCGCCACCGGCAAGGCCGTGGCCGACACCGTGGCCGAGTTCAAGCGCCTGGCCGACGAGCCCACCAAGGCATCGGCTGCGCTGAACGAGCAGTACAACTACCTCACCGCCTCGGTGTACTCCCAGATTCGTGCTCTGGAAGAGCAGGGCGACAAAACTGCTGCCGCCAATCTGGCCGAGGCGACCTATGCCAGCGCATTGCAAGATCGGGCCAAGGCCATCAAGGAGAATCTTGGAGGGCTGGAGTCTGCTTGGAAGAGCCTCACTACTGGCGCCAAGAATGCCTGGGATGCAATGCTCAACATTGGGCGTGAAGACACCCTGTCTCAACAGATCGACAAGGTGCAGAAGCAGCTGGATGAACTTCCGGCGCGAGGCTCGCTTACCGGCCGACAGGCAAGCCGTGACCAGGCGGCCCAGGATCAGCAGCGCGCTGCGCTGGAGCTGCAACTCACCTACCTGAAACAGACCAGGGATACGCAAGCGGCGATTTCTGCAGCACAAGGACTGGGAGCGCAGCAGCAGCGAGATGCGATCGCAGCAATGGCGAAGGTTGATGAGCTTGAAAAGTCATCCAGAACCAATGCTGAAAAGCGCGCCGATGCTCTGAAGGACTACAACCGGCTGCTGGAAAAGATCCGGAAAGAAGCCCCTAACGATGAGCGCCTGAAGCCGGAGAATATTGCCAGGGTCAAGGCCAATATCGAGGAGCAATTCAAGGACAAGAAGGCCCCTCGAGTAAAAGCCTACACCGACGACGAGGCGACTCGCCTGCTGCTGACCCTGAAGCAGCAAGGCGCCGCCTTAGAGGATCAGCTAAACACCACCGGCAAGATCGGGCCCAAGCAGCGCGAGCTGCTGGAGTTTGAACAGCGTATAGCGGACCTGAAGGAGAAAAAGACCCTCACGGCCGACCAGAAAAGCCTTTTGGCTTCGCAGGACAAGCTGCGAACCGAGTACCAGACCAATTCCGCCCTGGAGAAGCGTATCCAACTCCAGCAGGAGGACGCGAAGATCGCGGCCTATCGGAACAGCCTGAGCAACCAGCTGCAGTCCGAGCAAGACGGCTACGCCCAGCAGCTAGCCGGCATGGGCATGAGCGACAAGGACCAGCAGCGCATCCGCGAGCAGCTGCGAAGCCAGCAGCAGTACCAGCGGCAATTGCGGGAGCTGACCAGCAAGGCGGAGCTGGGTGAAGGCAACGGCGGAATCAGCCAGCGGCAGTACGAGCAGGAGCTGGCCGACCTCGAGGCCTATCACCAGAAATCGCTAGCCAGCACCGCCGACTTCTATAAGCAGCAGGACGAGTTCAATTCGGACTGGACCAACGGTGCCCGCAGCGCCTTCGCCAACTACGAGGAAAGCGCTTCCAACGTTGCGGCGCAAACCAAGTCCCTGTTCCAGGACGCATTCAGTGGCGCTGAGGATGCGCTGACCAACTTCGTGAAGACCGGAAAGCTGGACTTCAAGGGTTTGGCAGATTCGATCATCACTGACTTGATTCGCATCCAGGTGCGTGAGGCACTTGTCTCAAGCCTTTCGGCGGCCAAGAACAGCAGCTGGGGACAGGCAGCTGCCTCGTACTTCAGCAGCTCGCAAGCAATGGGTGGCGCCTGGGGCGGTGGCGTTCAGATGTTCGCCAATGGCGGCGCATTCACCAACCAGGTGGTTTCGACCCCAACCGCTTTCGGCATGGCAGGTGGTCGGCGTGGCCTTATGGGTGAGGCTGGTCCGGAGGCGGTCATGCCTCTGACCAGGACGGCGGATGGATCGCTGGGCGTGAAGGCGCTGGCCGGCGGCGGAGTGGGAGGTGCTACCAGTTTGGCGGCGAACTTCAGCGCGCCCCAGCAGGTGTTCCACATCAACGGCGACGTGAGCCCGGAAACGGTCCAGATGATCCAGGCCGCCAGCCAGCAGGCCTATACCCAGGCGATGAAGGACATCCAGAAGGACATCATGAGGAACGGCCCCCTGACTCGGGGTATGCGCGCGGCCATCGTCGGCCGGTAAACCATCAGCGGCATGGCCGCAGGAGGCAACATGCAGGAAATCGTATCGGCCAAGAAAACCGCCAGCGGCGAACCGGTCTGGCGGTTGACCAAGCAGGGGCTTTTCGTCAGTTGCGTGTCTGGCCCTGATTCATCCAGATCTGGAGCTGGGACACGTCCTGCTGCAGTATCTGCAGAGGCCACTCGTAAGCGCTGAAGGCGTTACCTGACTCGCAGCCTGGCGGCGGGTTTTCAGTGAAGAACTTCGCTGCTGTCTCCATGGATTGAGCATCGAAGCCTGGGGTGTTGCGTAGCGCAGCGACAATCGACGTCAGCGCCATGAGCATTCCTTGTTCAGCCGGTGATAGTGATTTTTCGGTCATCATGACCTCCTAGGTCATTAGTAAAGCGCCGGGATGGCGCATCCCCGTCCGTGGTTGTGGAGCCGGCGGCCGGGGCATTTGAGGATAGTCCCCATACCCGCTTCGGCGGGTTTTCGTTTTTCTGGAGGGCCTATGGCCATAGAGTGGCCCGCCGATCTCGTTCCTAGCGAGATGACCTGGGGCATCGTCTACAACAACCGCGCCTTCACCTCGACGCTGTCCAACGCCCAGCAGGTGGTCGGCTACCCAGGCGACTACTGGCAGTGCCAGCTCTCATTCAATGGCTTGACCCGTGATCGCCACCGGCTGCTGACAGCCATGCTTGGGCGACTGCGGGGCATGGCTGGAACCGTCAGGGTTCCTGCCTGGGACCGCTTGCGCACTGATGACATCGGCGCCCCGACCGTAGTCAGCGGGCCGGCCTTCGCCACCAGCATGCAGCTGCAGGGCATGACGGGGAGCAAGAGGGTCTTCAGCCAGGGAGACTACCTGACCGTCGCCGGCGAGATGTTCGAGGTGGTGCAGGACGCCAGCAGTGATTCCGCCGGCAAGGCCACCATCTACGTCAACAAGCCGATTCGGCAGACGCTGGCCGCCGGAGCCTCCGTCGAGTACCGCACCCCCTATTCGGAGATGCGCCGGATGGATAACACCAACAGCTCCAGCGTTCAGCCCCTGGTGGCAAGCCTTTCCCTGCAATTCCGCGAGGCCTTCTGATGGCGACCAGCTTCCCCTTCAGCCAGGCGGTGGTGAACATCATCGCCCAGGGCAACTTCCGGGCGGTGTACGCCGTGCAGCTCGATTTCGTAGACGGCATGGTCTACGCGCACACCGGGCTCGGCGACCTGATGGTGGACGGCATCACCTACAAGGGCGTGGGCCATTTCGGCCAGGTCGGCCAGTCGCAGGAGAGCGGAACCAGCAGTTCGCCGATGACGATCGACCTGACCCTGGATGGCCTGGACATGGAGATCCTCAGCTCGACGACCATCAAGGGCTGCCGAGGGCGTTCCGGGCGCCTCCTGTTCATCGTGATGGACGATGCCGGCAACTACGCCGCTGACGTGCTGTTCTCGGGCCGGATGGATGCCGCGCAGATCAACTACGGTGGCAACTCCGAGGCCGGCAACTCCATCACCGTCAACCTGATCGACCGCATGGCCGAGTGGAGCCGTACCGGGCCCGAGCGCTGGACCGACGAGAGCCACCGCGCACGCCATGACGGCGATCGCTTCTTCTTCGCCGTGGCCCAGCTCGCCAGCTGGCCGGTCTACTGGGGCTCTGCCAAGGACGCCCCGGCCTTCACCTACGAGTAGCGCTATGCGACATCCCGACTGGGCTCTACAGCTCTCCAGCACGATCAAGGCCGCCTCCGAGCGGCCTTTTTCATGGGGCGAATTTGACTGCTGCACGTTCGCCGCCGACTGCGCCTTGGCGGTCTGTGGCGTCGACCCGGCCGAAGCCTACCGGGGCAAGTACAAGACCGAGATCGGCGCCAAACGGGTCGTGGCCAAGGGGCACGGCAGCGTCGAGGCGATCCTCGATACCTACTTCAACCGCGTCAACCCGGCGTTCGCGCAGCGCGGCGACCTGGCGACCTACCGCGGCGCCAATGGCCTGGGCGTGGCCGTGCGCTGGGGCAACGACTACTGGACCCCCTGCGAGACCGGGGTGGCCCGCATCGACTGTGAACCCCTAGCGGTCTGGAGAGTGGAGTAATGGCTCAAGGTACGAGCAAGATCGCCTCTGCGGTGATCGGCGCTGTCGTCGGCTATGCCCAGGGCAACGTTGGTGGCGCCATTGTCGGCGCCGCTGCGGGATATTACGTCGCCGACCAGCAGGCCAAGGCCGCCAACGTCAAAGGGCCCACCCAGAGCGAGCCCTCCGCCCAGACCGTCCGCAGCTCGAAGGCCGCGTGCCGCTTCCTGTTGGGCCGTGTGAGCACTGGCGGGCTGCTGGCGTGGGCCCAGGAGCAGAAGGGCGACCAGGGCGACGGCGAGTGGCTGCACCTGGTCTACGTGCTGGCCGAGGGCGCCATCGCGGGCGTCGATCAGATCCTGCTGGGCGAGGAGGAC